TTAGGAAATGGTTCACACTCAAATATGACTGTGCATTCCCCTACTTTATTAAATAACTCTTCTAAATCTACACTTGAAAAACACTCTCCTGTATATTCTAGGTTAGGTTCATCATCAAATATCAATTTCTTATTTTCACCTTTTATCCAACCTGCTACTTCTCTTGCTTTATTTCTATAATTTATATTAGTTGTTTCTATAATGCATATTTTAAATTCTATTAATATTTCTTCATACTCACCATTACCAAGATTTATAGTTCCATCTAATCCAGGTATTTTAACTTTATTTTTTCTTTTTTCAGGCAAAATTGGTCTACTCATAATCTTAGTAAAAACACCTAAGTCTTTATTATGTATACCATTTATACTTATCCCACTATTATTTATAGTTGCCATTCTACATTCTCCTATCCCTCACTTTTTGCAAATTGTAAAGTTCTCTTGCTATTTTCTTAATATCAGTATCACTATTCACATTCATGTTACTTATATTAAAATTATTTATTATTTCGCCTGATCCTTGCTTTGAATTTCCTAGCATTTTTTCTAATCTATCTAAAGGTATAACAGCTTCAGTCCCAGCTTCTCCAACTCCAATAATGCTTGGTGCATTAAAAATACCACCTTGTGCGTACCAGTTAACTCCCAATGAAGGTACTTGAGGCGGTTCTAAACTAAACTTCCCCTTTATTTCAAAGTGAGGTAGCTTTATTTTTGGAATCTTTATTTCTGGTATTTTTAAGTTTTTGAAGAATCCTGAGATAGAATCTACTGCTTTTTTTACTACATCTTTTGTGGCATTTATCGGTTTTTCTATAGCTGTTTTTATACCATTCCACACATTAGCAACTGTTGTTTTAACAGTATTAAATGTATTTGATATAACGGTTTTAATAGTGTCTAAAACTGTACTTATAACACTTTTTATTCCACCCCATGCCGTGGATGTTATAGCTTTAATGCCATTCCATACTGTTATTATTACAGTTTTATAGACATTTATATAAGTTGTTATAATTATTTTTAGAGTATCAAGAACAATAGATATAACTTTTTTTATGCCCTCCCAGGTTTTTGATGTTACATCTTTAATTCCTTTCCATGCACCCTCAATAGTTTCACTGATACCTTTAAAAGATTCTTTTATTCCTGCCCATAATTTTTTAGCATAGGCCACAACAGTATCCCAGTTCATATATAAAGCAACTCCTGCCGCAATTAATACACCTATCGCAATTGCAACAAGACCTATAGGATTAAGCGCCATAACTAAATTTAATGCAGCTTGAACTGTGGTTACTCCCGCTAATGTTGTTTTAAGTAAATTAAATACTGTTATAACTGTTGTTATAGTTTTAAAAGCTATAAACCCTGCCAAAGCGCCAGTGAGGACGGGCATTAATATATTAAAATTTTGTATGATTCCGTCAATCACTACCCCTACCCCAGCGAAAGCGATACCAATCACGCCACCTATTGTTTGAAATACATTTTGTATCTGTGGCATATTTTCAGTTATATACTGTCCAAAATTTGTAAAGGTAGAATTTAAACCCTCTATAACTGGTTTAAATGAATCTATTATCTGTGGCATATTTTGACTTAAAAAAGTGGCGAATTTATTTAGCATTGGCATTACTGACTCACCTATAGGTAAGATGAGTCCTACTTCAAGTTGTCTTTTAATTCCTGTCATAGCCTCGCCAAATGTATTATATTTTACGGCATTTATTTCATCTAAAGCATTTTTAGTAGTACTAATACCACCTTTAGTATTCACTAAAGCTGTTATACTTTTAACGCCCATGTCTTCCCACATTGTGCCCCACAATGCAGTTCCTACTTGATTTTGTATAAGTGGGTCTTTCATTTCTAATAACTTAGAATTAACTAATTCAAACGCCTGCTTACCTGTTTCTCCACCCTTAGCAAAATCTGCACTTAATTTATTTGCGTCTAATCCAAGTGCTGTAAATGCCTCTGTTGTTGCTTTACTACCGTCTTTTGACCTAATGCCGAACTCTTTAATAGCATCTCCAAGTTTATCTACATCAAATACTCCAGTTTTAGCACCGTTTGAAAACATGTTAAACATTTCAGTACTATCAAATCCCATTTGTTTAAAATGGACAGAATATTCATTTATGGAATCTAATAAATTATCATTTTTATTTAAGCCATCTTGTGCACCTTGTGCTATCAAATTATAAGCTTCTTTGCTGGATATTCCGAACTGATCCATAAGCATCTTTGCACTTCTAAATGATTCATTTATTTCAAAACCAAAGGTATCTCTTAGAGCCATTGCATTTTCAGTTACTTCTTGAAGTGCTTTTCCAGTTAATCCACTTTGTTGTGCAATAGTTCCCATTGCTATGCCTATATCTTCAAAGGATTCACCAAAATTATTTGCATAAATATCTGTCATTATTTGTTTGAATTCTTCTGTTTCTTTTGTGGTTGCACCTGTACTTGCCTGTAACCCATTTAATGCCTTTTGCAAGTCTTCTGACATCTTAGCACCAGCAATCGCAAGTCCTCCTACTGCTGTTGCAGTAGCCGCCATGCTTACAGCAACTACTTTTCCTACTGTAGCAAATTTCTCTGTTACATTAGTTGTTGATTGACTTACACTATTATTGCTACTTGTTAAATTTTGTTGAGCTTCATTTAAGCTATTTAATTGTTGCTCTGTATTAATTACTTCACGTTGTAGTGCTCTGTATTGTTCGGCTCCTATATTTCCCTGCTCAAATTGTACTTGCGCTTGTCTTTCAGCTTCCTTTAAAATTGCAAGCCTTTCACTAGTATTAGATATACTTTGAGATAATAATTCTTGTTTTTGTTGAAGTAAAACAGTATTAGTTGGATCTAATCTCAGCTGTTTTTCAACTTCTTTTAATTCATTTTTTAATTCAGAAGTGGTTTTGTTTACACTTTTTAGTGCATCATTCAGAGGTCCAGTATTACCACCTATTTCAACGACTATACCCTTTATATTGTTAGCCATGGTTTACCTCCTTCCCTACTTTTTCTCTTAGCTTTTCACGATCAGGATTTACTTGTTCTATTCTCCAACAGTTTTCAAGATATTCTTGTCCTTCTACCGTTTTCATATATTCATGTATTAATGCATCTCTTACCAATAACCAATATTCAAGAACATTTAAATTATTTATTTGCTTAAAATTGTATCCTGCATAATCTGCAACTAGTTTTTCTTCAAGAGTATTTGTTCTATAATGCCCCTTATTTCCATTTTCTTCGATAGGATAATAAGGGATTTTTAGTTTTTTGAGTTTTGTTCTTTGCTTAACCATTCAAAATATGCCATTAAAATTTGTTGCATCTGGTCAAAATCAAGTTCATCAACTACTTCATCTGATATTTTATAGCCTTTTTTATTCTTACTTAAAATCATTTGAATAGCTTCTGATAAGTCTTTTATTGAATCTTCATTTTTTGACTTTGACAATGATGTTATTTTCTTTAATGTTTTTAATTTTGGAGCTTCAACCTCTAATTCTATATCATTTATTTTAATAGCAAAATATCTCTTACTTACAGTATTCATATCAAACATTTAAATTTTTCCTCCTTAAAATTAAAAGGTGGCCAAAGCCACCTATATTATTTATACTACTGGAATCTCTTCTTCATAAATTATCTTTGTACCTTCACTATCAAGTGGAGCAGCTTTAAATTCTGCGTCTATGACTGTTTCTTTTCCTTTTGCAAATGCAAAGTTAAAACCAGCTTGATTATTTCCTACTATGGTTATTCTTATATCACCATCTACAGCGTCTTCATGCACAAATCTTATAACATATTGTTTTCCGTCTTGTTTTCCTATACCACCAATTTTAACAGTTCTTTTTCCTGCAGCTTCCGTAACCCTTGCTGTGCTACATAATTTAGCAAGGGTTTTACCGCACCAAGTTAAGACACCACTTTTTAATGTTACTTCCTCTTCCGTCAGTATCGTTCTTTGCACAAGCCCTAAATCATCAGTAACTTCATAAAATTTAGGTTTATAACTAAGAGTAGCACCGCCTTGAATTAATCCTAGCAAATTATCATCAACTTCTATTGTTGCACTTTCTGGAATTGTACCTCCAGTAAATTCAGTTATATATAACTTTCCACTACCTAGAACTATTTTTTCATCTGCTGTTGCCATATTTTTCTCCTCCTATAATTTCTCTAATAAATTAAAATCATATATTGTCTGAAAGAAATTTTCACTATCAAGCCATACATGATCCTTTTTGTAAGCTATTGATTTTTCATTTAATAATACTTCAATTTTATTTTCTGCCACTTTATCAATTTTACTTGAATACAATTCAATGCTTATATCTCTATCTGCTATACAATTCTTATAATCAGCACCACTTACATCCCTACTTTCTAAAAAAACAATATAAGGTAATGCTGGAGGCTTTAAAAATCGCTCTTCTGCAACACTCATTCCTGTAGATTGTAACCAAGCCTTAATATCAAGCATTTTCTATAGCCTCCTCTACCAATTCCTCAAGACGTTCTTTTGCAAATTCTTCTCCATATTGTATGTGTGGAAAGGCTCTTGCCCTTCCGCCACCTTTTAATGCATGTCCTTTTTCAAGTAGATGCGTTAGTCTATATTGTCCATTTGCTACATACCAAGTATTTCTTTTATTATATTTATCTTCATATGATTTTTTTATTTTAAAAGCCTTTAAATATTTATCAGTACGTCTTGTAAATGTTACATGACTTTTTATTACATCAGTTGTTTCTTTCGCTACTGTATCAATAGCTTTTTTAACATTTTCAGTTATTTCTTCTGTATAATTTTCTAATTGGTTCACGATTTCACTAGCCAAATCATCAATATTTATTGTGTTCATTCTATCACTCCAAACATCTCTAATTGTTTAAGTGTCAAACTTATGCTTTGTGGATTAGTGTCATAAATATGTTGTATTAGTTCAATGTCATATTCGCCAATACCCTTTATTTTTAAAATGTCATGAGTATTAATATTAAGTATTTGGGGTATATTTATAACTCTATTTACCTTTATTTGTTGAGCTGCTGCAGTATAATATCTATTAAACCCTAAAACCTTATTACTAAAGCCAAGATTAGCATATTTTATACTCTCATTTTCTTCTTCATCAATACTATAAATGTCACATACACCATCACTAAAGCTAATAAATTCTATATCATTTTTTATTTTCAAACTATTCCTTCTTCCTGCAATACTTGACCTTTAATTCTTAAACTTAATAACTCATTCAAGAAATTTTTTTCAAACATTTCCAATGCATGGCTATTAGAATATCTGCAGTAATCAAATAATAATGTTCTTGCTAAATCTTCCGTACTAAAATCAAGAGACACGCCTGCTATATCTTGCAAACGTGCCATTCCTCTTTTAATTATACCTGTTAAATTATTATCTGTTTCAGTATCTTGCCATGTGATATGCAAATATGACTTTATATCATCAAGTAAACCTTCTGGCATGTGATCACCTCAATTATGCTTGTTCTTTAGTATTAACAGTTCCCTTTACAGTTACTGGAATAGTAGCTACATCTAAATTAGTTATGTCTAAAAGAATAAATGCATTATCATCAAGTGCTTTACCGTTGCCATACATTTTAGTTAAATAAACTCTTTCATCATCTAAGAATCTAAATTCATCAGAAAATTCAATGTTCCCTCCTGATGTACCAGCACCAATCCCCATAAAGTATTTATCTGCAATACCTATTAGAGCTGAATTTTTTGTTACTGCTGCTGATTGTATTACTGTTGTAGGGAATGGGAATATATCTCTGGTATATGTTCCATCTAACCCTCTTACAGTTGTAGCAGGTATAATTTTTGTAAAATAATCACTAGGATTAACTACCAACAATACATTATTGATTGGTCTTAGTTTACCATTTGGTGCTTGTGATAATTTGTCTAATAATGTTCCGTAAGTTTTTACTTCTAGGTCTGTTATTGCTATTGCTGTCTTCTTAGGATACACCCCACCAGTTATGGTTACAGTATCTGAAACATCTCTATCCATACCTATAGGTTCATCTTTACCTGTACCTGTTACTATAGCTGTTTCAAGTGCCAATGCTATAGCTTCACTTAATACTCCACGTACATATGCATCAACCCAAGATGGTCCAACTGCTAACATATCCTTAGAAATTGGCATGAAGGCTGATAATTTACATAAAGTTAAATCAATTTTGCCTATTGCTCCAGTAAGTTCTTTTGTTATTCCTGAATTAAGAGCACCCCATGTCGCAAGTTGTGCACCTTGTTTATTTACAATAACCTTTGTTAAAAGAGTTGTATTTGTAAAATTAATAGCTGCTAACAAAGGATGTGCTTCTTTTATATCTGCAATAACATTATCAATTACTGTTTCTGGAAATGCTGTGTTAAGAGAACTAAATGCTTGTCTAATATCTGTAGATTTCATAGCATTTATTAAGCCTTGATAAAATTTGGTTTCATCTGCAGTAAGTTGATGCACTCCTCTTTTTGCAAGTATTGTGCTATCAGTCGTTTGTTGGTATGCCTTAAATTCATCTAGGACATTTTGTTGTACTGTTTCTGCAAATCCAGTAAAGGCTTGTGCTATAGCTCCTTCATCATCGCTTTTAAAGGCTTTAACTAAATTATCTCTTAATTCTTGTTGTATTAAATCTTTACTTTTCATTATTTTCCCTCCAAATTTTTTATTTTAAATGCTGACATTAATTTTTCTGCATTTGTTTTTTGTTTTATTAAATTGTTAGGTACTTTTATTTCTTGCTTTACATGTTCCATTTGTTGTTTTATAGCTTTTTCAAATCTTTGTTGAGCTTTAGATATGTTTTCATTTTCTCTTCCTGCTATTTCATCACATAAACCATACTGCAAACATTGTTCTGCACTAAGCCATGTTTGATTATCTAACAGTTGATTTAATATTTCTTCTGTTAATTTATCTCCAGCTTTCGTAAGATAACTTGAACAGCTAGCTTTATCTATTACCTCAACATCATTTGCTGCTTTTCTAAGCTGTTCTGCGTTACCAAATGCCCCCATACTAGCATGATGTATCATTATAAGAGTATTGTTACCCATAACAACTTTATCGCCTGCCATTGCAATTACAGAAGCTATAGAACATGCAAATCCATCAATATATACTGTTTTTTGAGCAGAATGTCTTTTAAGTTGATTATATATAGCAAGCCCTTCTTTAACTTCTCCGCCATATGAATTTATGTATATATTAATTTGAGTTATATCTTTAGCATTTTCAAGTTGTTTTTGAAAATAATTAGCTGATGTTTCACTTTCAATTTTTTCATCTGTCCACCAATCATAACTATCGCCTTCTACATAATCATAAATATATAAATCTAAAGCATTAGGTTGTATCGCTTGTTTAATCATAAATATTGGTTTTGGCATTTTATATTTCACCTCCCTTCAAATCCTCTATATCTTGATAATTTTTTGTAATCCAATGCCTTTCGCTCCAATCTGTATGTAATGATGTATCGCCTGCTTTAAGTCTTAATTCATCTATGCTATATCCTCCGCTTGCAATAAGTTTGTCAAAGGCTGTTGAAATAGAAAATATATCAATATGTTTTATACAAGTAGTATCAACTTTGATACATGACCCCTTTAGGAATGCACTCTTGCCAAATCTTTTACGATTAATTTCTTCACTTATCATGTCTGCTAAAGGATCTATACAAAAAGTCAAAAAATTATCTGTAAGTTTTTCTATATCTGCTATTTCACCTCTAAGCAAAGCAGGTGGAATTTTAAATGCCTGAGCTACTCTTTCAAAAGATTCTCTTGTAATCCCAGCAATATCTACGATTTCACTTGTTGATTTTTTATTTCCTTCTCCATTTTGTTCACTATAATTATAACCTTTATGTAGTGGAAGCACTGCATTCTCTGCTTCAAAATAACTTTTAAACCTATTATTCATAAGATCATCAAACTTAGTTTGAAAGGTTTTATCTCCTCCTGCAGTTGCATCAATATCCAAAATACCTTTTCTACCGCCACTACGTTTATATTTATTAATTCCAAGATTAAGCAAGGTATTGTAGCCTTTAAGTAAATTTGAAAGTAACCCTCTAATATGACTATCTCCAAGTTTAAAATAAAGTACCTCGTTCATTTTAAAAGCTCTATTAAAATTCATAGTGCCTCTAGCAACATTTACAAAAGTATTCTCAACTACTGCGTATTCATTTTGATAAAAGCTATCTGCAATAACAAGTTGACCGTTAATTTCAATAACCAAACACTCATTATAATATAAGAGTTTTGATATTAGTTCCTGTAAGAACTGGCTTGAATTTTGATTTTTATTAGGTTCAATGTTCCAAAGATAATATTCATCACCTTTTAGTTCATTGCTATTTGAATATGTCTTAAATTCACATTTGCTTATAGCACTAGCAACCATATTAATAGCTGATACAATAGCAAAGTCTTCTATAGCAAGTTGTACTTCTTGCGTTGCTATTGCCTGTGAATTCAAATATACTGTACTTTGGTCCACACCAAAAAAGCTTTTTATAAATTCTAAAAATTTCAATTTGTTTTTCACCTCCTCCACTATTCAAAAATTAATATGTATAAACTCCAAAGTCTATATCAACAATATCTCCACTATCAATAAGATTTTCACTGACACACATAGCGGCAATAAAAGCTTTAAAGCCATCTGTTTTTCTACTCTTAGGTTCTATTTTCCCATATGTTGTATTGCCAGCTGATGATGTTATCATACATGAGTTATTTGTGTACCACCTCATCAGTGGATTGTCACCCCAAACAATATTATGTTTTACAAATGCACTTGTTACAGTTGGAGCTATAAGCATTTCATTGCTTGGTCTTATAAGTCTTATATTATTAGCTCCTTTTTTGTCTATATCAAATCCAACATCTTTTAAAGCTTTAGCTAATAATGTATACCTATAGTTATCCATACCCAGTACAGTCAAGTTATACTTTTGTGCCTGTTCCGATAACCATATAGCTGGTATACTAGGTGATATTTCTACATCATCTATAAAAGTCAAGAGCCCTAACTTTTCCCATTCATTTAATGGTGCTTTTATCCTGCTCAAGTCTTTACAGTTTTTACATACCCATGTATGAGATAACCAATAATATACATCTTTAAATTTAAACAATAACCCAGCACATACAAAGTCAGTTGTTTTAGCATAATCAATACCTACACAACAAGTACATCCACTTAAATCTGGTATCTCTTGATTAGTTGCAAGTATATTTTTCCATTCCGTTACTTCCTGGTCTGCATTACCTTTAGGTATATTCATTCTTTTTGTCATAAAACCTGAGTTGCTTACTGAATCAATTTTATAATCAAAATATTCTTTTTTTATCTGTATCATAAGTTCATCACTGAAATATAGAGATGGATTAGCTTTATACCACATCAAAGGATTGTCAACTTCTTTTTCATTGTCTAGTCTACAAATAAAAGGCAACATACCATTATCCGATATGCCACCTTTTAATATTTGTTCTGATCTAGCTATTAACTGATCTAGTGGACCATCTCTTACATCACCATTGGTACTAATTATTGTAGTTCTTGGGTTCTTCTTTTTTCCTAAACCTGTCTTAAAAACTTGGACTGTTTTATAATTTTCATACTGATGATATTCATCAAAATCAACTTTGCCTGGTCGCCCACCATCTTTATTTTTAGCATTACTAGTTCTAAATCTTAACTTTGAACCTGTCTTAAGATTTGTGATTATTTCTTTATTCCAGTAAAAATGATTTTTAAGTTTCTTTTCATTTTCCTCAAGTACATCGTAAACATCTTCAAAGCTTGTCTTTGCCTGATCCTCTGAATTTGCACAAATATCAATATCATAATTTTTAATATTGTTATATTCACTTATAAGACAAAAATCTTCAAATGATAGATATCCATTCTTTCCAGCTCCACGACCTACTAAAATAAAAAGGTCTGGCCATCTTAAAATGCCTGAGCTTGAATAAGTGCAATTATGTAGAGTAAAGCAAAATACTTCCCAATCAAATAACTTAAAGGGGAAGTATTTTTGTAAATTTAAATATTTATGTAGCAGTTCTTCATCAACAAATATATTTTCTTCTTTGAAACATTTTTCAACATAATCACATAATTGTAATTGTTCTTTACAAACTTCAATCTCGCCACTTCTAACAAAATCAATATATTTTTGTATTTCAGGTATAAGGTTTTTAGAGTTCATTGTCACCAGCATTTATGACATTTTTTGTTGTTAGTTCTAGCTCTTTTAAAATGGCAAGCTTCTGTTTGTTATAAATTACAATATTTTTTACAGAAGGATTATCCTTCTCATATTCATTTCCTGCAGCGGAAACAGCTTTAAAAGTTCTACCTCTTTTTTTTATATCTTTTTGCATCTCATTTTCCTGTTGCCAGTACCAAATATAATCATCTATGAGACTTTCAAAATGTTCTATATTTGCACCTTTATCTTTTAATTGTTTTATTAGAGATTCTTTTATCTTCCCTACTTTTGCCATTTTATACCTCCTTTCAGATTATTCTCACATGCGTGAGATTTCTCTTTTGTCGAGAACCCTTACCGTTCCCACTATATCTAGGGTTTTTTGATTTTTTTGAGGTGGGGGGTATTAATTTATTTGTAATTGTTTACCATCTTTCAATATTTAATTGTTCTTTAGTTTCATTCCTATGATGTATATTATAATGACATTCTTCACAGACTGCCATTAAATTACTTTTAGTTAATGCAAGCTCTGGATGTTGTCTTAAAAATTTTATGTGATGTACTGTTACTGCTTCGCTATATAATCCTTTAGCCTTGCATAACTGACATTCATTCTTTTGTTCTTCTAATACTTCCAACCTTAAAGTTTTCCATAGTTGAGATTTATAAAAGGCTTTAGCATTATTATATTTTATTAATGATCTAATCCAGTTTGCTATTTCATTATCTGTCACAGTACCACCTCAAATAAAATAATGATAAAAGAAATACAGTTGTATACAGTTAAAAATTAAACCAACTATAGACCTTACTCTTTCTTTTATATTATCTTTTCTTATTATATCCATGCCATTAAGTATTAAAGCTAATATATTCAATGCGGTTGTAACTATTGCAATAATTCTTAATATCATCTAATCACTCCTTAAACAAAAGAACCCTCAAGTTCTCACTCAAAAGTTCTTTATATAATTTAAAATTGACGCTGTAAAATTGAGACCTGTTGTGTAGAAGGCGTCGCCTTTACTTTGTGAATCTTTCATTTTAACATTATAAAACATCTTGTATCGACATTTCACCGACATCTTTTTTTATCTGTGAAAGCAATCTTTCAATATGTCGGCTTGAATAATTTAGTGTACACGCTATTTTACCAGTAGTACATCCTTTTATTTTCAACATCATTACTTGCTTATTGATATCTCCTAGATTATTTATAGTTTTTTCTAGTTCATTCTTTTGGCTATATAATGCCTGAAGTTCTTGTTGTAAAATTTTAATACTATTATTTAACTCTATTATATTATTAGCTGTAACTAATATAGGCTGTTGGCAATTACTAGATTGTACTTTGTCTTTACTATAATCAATCGCCTTTATTTCAGATGGCCTGTATTCATACATATTTCTTTGTAGTTCTCTCTCTGCTGTTGTTAGTTTAGATTTAGTAATTGCTATATCTTCAATTATATTTTTATATTCGTCTATTATTTTCATGCATCCTCCTATAGTAAATTTAAAGAATTATTTTTATTAGTTGTTCGATTTATTTTTCTTTCATAGACTGTCATATTTTTAAACCTCCCTTTATTTTTTTAATTTAAATATTGTTTGTAACTTTGGAACAACTCTCTCTAAATTATTACATATTCTTTCATAGTCACATTTTTCACAATAGCCACTGCATTCTTCATCATTTTCTAACCATATTTCCATTGCTCTTATTACTTCGTACTTATCAATACCCATAGCAATTCTCCTTTTTTTTGTTCACGAACTTGTATACTAGTCATTACTCTATCATTATCTATTTTAACTCCATTAATCGTCAATATAAGCACTACTAACGACCCATTGGCTATATCTTATTTCTATATCTCTTGTCGTTCTGCCTAATAAAATTACTTTATTCATCTAAATTCCTCCTATAAAAATTCTAATGGTATTTTTATTTTTAACTCTTTTGCATATTCCTCGAAATAACTTAAAG